GGCTACTTACCGGCAAACAGGTTGGCTAGGCGCCCTTCGGCCTTTGCCGCGACGATCGCTGCGGGAGACATCTGCTTGAGCTGCTCGCGCGTGATCTGTGTAGGGCCAGCCGCCTTGCGCGCCGCGCCACCACCACCGCTCCCCTGGAACCTCTTAGCCGTTGCGGCCGCTAGGTGGGGCTTACGGGTTAGAAGATCCTGGATAGCCTGAGTGATTTCGTCGGCGTCAACGTCGCCGTTTTCGTCGACCTCAAATGCCTCAAGGTCCAGATTCGGGATTACGTCGGAAAGGTCATGGAACTTGCCAGCGGCAGCCGCCTTGATTTCCGAACGCAGAATGCGGGCATTGGCCTTTGCCGTTGCCTCGCGTACGGCCTGAGACTTAATCGCCTCAAGGTCGGAGGTTTCATCAGTGGACGCAGGCGCCGCAGACTCGGCTAGCTTTCGCTCAAGCTCTCGCCGCTGGTCACGCTCGGTCTTCCACTTAGCTTTCATCGAATCAAGAGCACGCTTACCGGCATCCCCCAGGGATTCGGCGCCCTCCGGAGTGGCGTCGGTGTCTGCGGTGTCGGTGTTCGCGGTCTCGTCAACCGTGGTCGCGTCGTCAGCGTGGCTGTCGTCCGTGGTCACGTCGCTGTTTTCGGGCATGCTAAAGCGCCTCCATTGCGGGGGTGTGGTTAAGTCCGGGCGTTGCGCCTCAGACGATGTAGCCGTGCTTTTTCAGCAACCGGAGCTGTAGCTCGCGGTCGTTCTCGGCTAGCCTCATGATTTCCTCGGGCATAAGCCGAGGCGTGCGTGAAATCGCGTAACGCTTCCCGGGAACCTTCTCGAAATCCCGTAGGCGCTTACCAGCAAAGCCACGCCGGGTAATGCCCTCCGTCGTGGCCTGAACCTTGTGGCCGTAAGCCGTGGCCGTGCCCATGCCGCGTCGAGCGTTGACCACCTGGCCCATGTCGGCGCCATTGGCGATTGCCTCCGCCCCGGCCTCTCCGAACGTCTTCTCTTTTTCCTGGGTGGACATTTCAGCGAACATCGCCTCAGGAGACGCAGGCTTAGGCCGGTGAAACTTGGTGACAGGCTCCATCGTGCAATCACAGCGCGGGTGCCGCTGAAAGGCTTCACTGATGCCGTACTCGACACCCGCCAGGATGATGCACCGCGAGCACGCGGGAGCCTCAACAACGCGAATGTAGGACGTGACGGCCGGGCGGGCGATCATCCCCGTAAGGTCCGCTTGACGGCCGATGTCGGCAATCTGAGTGCGGACCAAGAGATCCAAGAACGCCTGCCCTGACGCCAGCGCGTAGACCAGCGACATACCGCGAGTCAGCGCGTTCACGGCATTCCACGCCGGGTACATCAACAGGTTCGGTAGCGGGCGACCGTCGGCGGCGATACCGGCAAACACCTCAGGGACGATACTCCCCTCGCTATCGATGTCGCCGAGGATCTGAGCTAGGAACGGGTCGGCTGCACTCGCCGCCTCGTACTGCCCATCTGCGATCAACTCAGCGACTACCGGAACCATCCGGGCCCACGAGTCAACAATGTTGTTTTCGTCGACCCGGGACCAAAACCGTGCAGTCAGCCGCGCCACCCGACTAGCCAGCGCACCACGGGCAACCTGGTGAGCAACAGCTAGCGGGGTGGCTGACATCACATACTCATTTCAGTAGGTGCCTGCGGAGCGTGAGTCATCAGCGCAGTAGCGGCCGCAATGGGATCTAGCTGCGCCTCCCGCTCCTTCATCTTGAGCATGTCGACAATCTCAGTAGGCGTTAGCCCGTACTTGAGCGCGATCCACTCGAAGGGAAATCCGATCTGCTTGAGCTTGAGCAGCGCATCGGACAGTTGCGAATGGCTGCGAGACTCGGCGTCTGCCCAGAGAACGCGACCACCAGCGATAGCGTCTGCCTTAGCAGTGTCGCCCTGCGCAAGCGCAACCAGTCGGAACATTTCGCGTAGTGCCTGGCCAAACCAAATCTGCTTTTCCTCGACCCGCTTAACCAGGCCGGTTTCCGCAGCGAGTAGTGCATCGCCGCTAATGTTCGTCATCTTGCCGGAAAGGTAGTGCTGAGGCGTGCGCGTCTGTGCTGCAATGTGCCCCACCGCAACCTCAATAATGTTGCTGTACGCCTCAAGGTTTGCCGCTGTCCACTCGGTAACCTTCACGTCGTCACCGGTGAAGAACATCACTCGGTCAACGGCAAAGCGCTCAAGGTCGACCGGGCGCGAACCAACAATCTGGCCGGTCTCGTCGAGAATCGGGACTTCCGGAACCTCGGCGCCCAGAACGATTCGCTGAGGGAACGACGCGTAATCAGACGCAGTGAAAAGCTGCGCCCACAACAGGTTTACCGCGTCCTGCATCGCGACCACGCCGGACACATCCGATATCGGATCCTCGGCGAGCATGGGCCGGTTGGGCAGTTCCACCATCGGGACAACACCCATGGGGTTCGGCTGCGGGTTGGGCTCGCCGTCCGTTTCGAGTAGGTCCCACAGCTTGAACTCTTCGTCAACCGACTTCATCTGCGGCGACTTGCCGTGAAGTGGGCTAATGGTCGCCTGCCGGAACTTCCAAACCTCATCCGGGAGGTACAGGATTGCGTAAGTCGAGTTCCCGTCCTCCCACAGCTTCAGTGCCGCGCGCCTGCGCCTGCGACTACCAGGCTCGTACGCAATGACGCACTGCGAAGCATCCTCGAAAGTGACTTCCGGCGTTGCCTCATCCTCCGGGTTACCCCACACAAGGGCGAAGCTACGGCCCGAATTCACAGCGCCAAGGAAGCCAAGCTGCGAGTCAGCGTCCAGCCCGTTGCGCTGCCAGACCCGCCATGACTCGTCGTCCGCCTCAGTGGATCCCGCAGGCTGAATGCCGTTAACCGTCAGGCGTTCAACTGGCGAATCCGACGTGACCTGTACCCAGTTGTCAGAGAAATTCTTGTACCGGTCACCGTGGAACTTGGCGAACTGCTCAGACGCGAACGTGAGCTTTTGCGCTCCACGGTAATAGTCCGTGTTCCGCGTAATGGTCGGGCGCCGGTTCATCAACTCGCTTTCCAGCGCGCCGACTAGCGATAGGGCCTGTTCCAGGGTGGCCACACAATCCTCCTTATGTGGCCAACCCTTGGTTAGGCAGCCATATACAACGGTTTCTTTTTCAGGAGACCAGCGGCGACAGCGTCAGAGCGCGCCTCGTGGGCGAGCACGCTGACAACCGCTAGGTCGATCTTTCGGCGGTGCTCGGGCTTAGTGAGCACGTAGCGATCGGACGGCCGGGCAGCCATGCGCGCGTTGAACATGTGGCGCTCGGTCTGCTTACAGCCGTCATGCGTAAAGTTGGAATCCTTCTTAATGACGTCGGTCTTGAGCCGCTCCGCCGCAGCGTGCATCTGAACCGGTCGGCGCGTGTGCCAGCGGATAATGCGACGCTCGCCGTACCGCTCCGCCCACTGGTCAACCTCGGTTTCCCAATACGGCGGATCGCAGTACATGAGCTTGACGTCATACTTGGCGAACAGCTCGGAGACCGCTGCGTCGACTTCTAGGCGGGGAACCTGCCCTCCCCACTCCGCCGGATCCCAGACCGTTAGACGGTCACTGGGGCCGTATGAGGGGGTGAACTGGAAACCTTCCAGGGTCTCAGCGCGAATGCCGGTCCAGTCATCGGAGTCCGAACCATCGAACCCGAGCACGATAGGAATCTTCATGAGCTTGTACGTGGATGGCTTAGGTAGCTCGCGGTCGCTCGCGCGCGAGAGCCAGTGGGACGCTTCAATCCAGGAACCGTGACCCGCGACCACCCGGTTGCCGAAGAACCGTTCAGCCTGCCCGGGGTCGGTCTCTAGTAGCTCTGCGGCCTCGGCCTCAATAGCATCTAGGTCGATGTGTTCACACCCGGCGTACACAGCGCGGTGGATCTTCCGGCGTTCCGCCTTATTGCGGTAGCTCAGAGTCGGGGGAGCCTGCGGGAAGAACTTGTAAACATCCTCCGCCTTACCCTCGAACGTGCGCTGAGCCGTCGAGACTTCATCCGGTGCCCATGCGTTCGTCGTTTCCAGCGAGCGGCCTGACATACCGGCGAGACCACGGCGCATAGTCTCGGCAACCTTGATCATTTTGTTCGTTACCGAATACGTACCGGTCTCATCCTGAATGGCGAAAGTGATGGGGTTACCGAGGCGCGATTGCGCGGACGACGTGACTACGTCTATTCGGCCCTCTTCGCCGACCTTGACGAACCCCTCACGGACGTTCATCACAGCGCCCAGCGAGCCATGCCGGATCATCGCCTTAAGCGGCCGGTAGACGTTCGCAACCTGGTCTTCCGAAGTAGCCAGTAGCTGAATCAGCGGAGTGGGTTGCGGCAATGCCATGGGCTCATCCGGGGCGTAGTCATAGCGCCAGCCACACGGACACCCATGCTCGACACAGCGGTAATACTCGCCACCCTCAGCGAACCCCGCGAACACCGTAGGCCCGGCAGCTTCAGCGAGCACGATGGACGCCGCGAACGGGCCCTTACCACTCTTCTGGGGCATGACCACCTGGCCACGCCGGTAGATGTACGCAGCGGAGCGCTGACCCAATTCGGCAGTAGGCCGGACCGTGTAGAAGTTGGCCGCTACCTCAATCTGCCAGTCGAGCAACTCGAACGGCTCACCCTGGCGGAAACCATCGGGGATAACGGCGTGTTGCTGGATCCATTCCAGCGTTACGAGCATGACCCGCTCGGCGTCCACCAGGTTAACCACGGGACACCTTCAACCGGTCAGCGATTGAGGTGATACCGGCAATCGGGGCAGCGTCATCCCCGGCGGCATCCAGCCCACCGGAACCAACCACCCACTTGTTACGCAGCATCCCGTTAGCGGTGAGGCCCAGCGACTCGCCGTGCATCTTCACCTGAGACCAGATCAGCGAAGACGACTTAGGAAGCTCCGCGCGCGCGAGCAGACGCACATACGCGGCGACCTCAAACTCAAGGCCCATGACTTCCCACTGCACGGCCTGCGGCGTCTCCCACAGCCGTTCCCAGACGTCATACTCACGCTCGCTGGGATCAATCAGCGGGAACGCTGGTAGTGCGCCGTCCCGACCCTCAGCGGGAAGGGTGACCCAATCAGCGCGATCCGGCTTGCCCTTGTGGCTCCGGTCCTTACTCGTCGGCACGGGTCCGGAGTTGGGGCGTGCTCCGCCTCTTGCCACGCTAGGTCACCTCCTTCGTCACTTTGGGTGAGTTGATCAAGGTCTTTGAACCGGGCGGACTTTTGAGCGCCC